TGGACACTATACTTGAATGACATACCAGAAGGTGAAGGCGAAACAGAGTTTTTATTACAAAGGTTGAAGGTAAAACCAGAGAAGGGTAAGATGACTATTTTTCCAGCATCTTTCCCATGGCAACATAGGGGTAATCCAGTCCACGATAGACCAAAATATATTTCTACAGGCTGGTGGTTATTTCCAAAAGAAGGTGCAATGGACTAATGATTATTATGGATATGAATCAAATCTCGTTAGCAAGTCTAATGATGCATTTGAATATGACTAAAGCAAAAGAACCTGATGAAAATTTAGTAAGACATATGATACTTAATTCTATTCGTATGTATAGGACAGATTTTCACCAAGAGTTTGGTGAGATAGTTCTTACATATGATTCTAAACACTACTGGAGAAGAGACTACTTTCCTAATTACAAAGCTGGTCGTAAGAAGGGTAGAGAGAATGATAGTAAAAATTGGGATGCAATATTTAATTGTTTAAATAAAATTAAGGCGGAGTTCAAAGAAAATCTACCATACAAGTATATGGAAGTGTATGGTGCAGAGGCAGATGATATTATTGCTACATTATGTAAAGAATTGGGCACTGATAATAAGATTATGATTGTATCTGGAGATAAAGATTTTATTCAACTACAAAAATATCCTAATGTGCAACAGTATAGTCCTATACTTAAAAAGTATGTGAATGGACATGATCCAGTTACCTATATAAAAGAACACATACTTAAAGGTGACTCAAGTGATGGAGTTCCAAATGTTCTATCACCAGACAATACATTTGTTGATGGATTACGACAAAGGCCTTTAGGACGAAAAAAAATTGATACTTGGTTGAATATGCACATAGATGATTTACAAGATGAAGTCAAAAGAAACTATCAAAGAAATGATAAACTTATCAACTTGGATAATGTGCCAGAAGATCTTGAAAAAGAAATTATGGTAGACTTTTGTGAAGCACCTTGTGGTGATAGAAGTAAATTGTTGAACTACTTTATTCAATCAAGATTAAAAGAACTTACAGAATCAATAGGAGATTTTTAAAATGACTACATTACTTTTTTCTGAGGTACTAGACAAAGTACACAAAGCAAAAACTAAAGATAAAAAGATTGCAATTCTTAGGGAGCACAATACAGATTCATTGAGGATGTTACTCAAGGCTGCATTTGATCCAACAAAGGTATGGGTATTTCCAAAGGGTGAAGTTCCTTATACACCAAACGATGCCCCTGCTGGTACAGAACATACTGTTTTGGCACAGGAGGCAAAGAAACTGTGGAGATTTATTGAAGGTGCTGATAATGTGACTAAACAACATCAGAAAGAAAATATGTTTTTTCAGATGTTAGAAGGATTGCATGAAAGTGAGGCAAAACTTCTTATCAATGCAAAAGATAAAAACTTACATCAAGTCTATAAAGGATTATCTGCGGCAGTGGTAAAAGAAGCATTTGGTTGGAATGATAACTTTATGATGCCAGAACCAGATGTATATCCACAGGCAAGTCGTTCTGCTAGTGGATTGGTCATGGACGCATGAGGGTAACACCCATCCAAAAGTCTGTGTTTTCAAATAGACAGAGATCACAGACATGGCCTAGGAAATCTAGTGTTTCGCACGATTCGCCAGAGTTACAAAAAGATGGGTTTGAAAAATCTAGTGATAACAGTGCTTTAGAAAAGGGGTTGACATACGATAAATTATCTGTTAATATGAGTAGTAACAATGAGAAAGAGAGAAAAAATGACTACTCAGATTCAGAAACAGTTTGATAATTTAGAAGATGGTATTCAGAACATGATTGATGCTGCAATCCATGACTATGGTCAGTGGATGCCAGCAGATACCGAAGTTCGTATTAAAATGAACAAAGAGTTTGCAGAAGGTTGGGTTATCAAGACTGGCCCTAAATACACAAAGATTTTGCAAAGACATGGTGGAAATGTTTGGGGATTTGTTGTCAATACTGAAAATGACAAGAAGTTCAAAAAGGGTGATTTACTAAAACCTGCTGGTTACAATGCTCCTGCTCGTAACGCAGCTCGTGGTAATGTTCTAGAGGGTGGTTTCCGTATTCGTTGGACTGGCCCTGAGTATTTGAAATAGGAGATTTGTTTATGATACCAAAAGCACCAAATGTTAAGTACGAAGTGTTCCTCACTAATTTTGGTTACACTTGTGGTGCGACTGATACACTAGAAAAGGCAATCAAGATTGCAAAGAAAACTGGTTATCAGTGTCAGATCTTTCTTGCAGACAATCCTTTCAATATCGTAAAGACTGTCTGCCCTATTGGTGGAGTTCGTTAATGAATAACATAGTTCCGATATTGGTTATCATTGCCTGTATAATGATTGTTGGATACATAGAAGATCCATGTACAACAGAGGGATTGATGAAAGGTTGTATGGATTAGACAGTTTGATTCGGTTGGCACCTCTCTCTCTCATCATCAAAAGCCACCGAATCACTTTCCCACGATTCGCAACGATTCGTTTTTATGATGAGAAATGTGACTTGATAAATCGTTGTAATTGTTGGGAATAAAAGGGGGGTTGACAAGACCCCCCTTTCTTGTTATAGTATATGTATAGTCAAGAGAAAGAGAGAAACCATGACCTACAAATTCCTAAAAAATGTTGTTGAGTTAGAAAATAACCTTTGGAAAGAAATCGTTGAGTACGAAGGTGTTGACAAAGAAATGGCAAACTTTGTTGCCATGGATCGGAATGATGTGATAGAGGCTAAAACTCTTTATCAAAAAGGTGAGTATGAAATGTTGAAGGGTCATCTTGATTACCTTGATACTTTCATTCGTGAGGGTGTTGTTGTTGCCTTTGCCAAAGACCTTGGTGAAGAGTGGGTTAAAAATGTTCTTGGATATGAGGTGCTTTAAATGACCATGACTGTTGAAAATGTTTGTGAACAACTGACTGAGTTTGTCACTTATGTTGAAGGTTTCTATGGTAATGTGCCTGATGCAATCTATCCTATAGGTGCGACACCTATTATGATTTTAGAGGCAACACGGAAATGTTGGAATGTTTATGGGATTGAAAACTTCTGTGGTGACACAGTTGATCGTGAACGAGTTCGGGATATTATGATCGAAGATTATGGATTGGAGTGGAAATAATGCGTATCAAAGGTGCAATAACTATTTTGACTAAAGAAGCAAAATTCTTAGGTATGACTATTGAGGAAGTCGTGGACTTTATTGATAACAGTCCAATGGCCTTCCCAGTGAAAACTCTTCAAGCATATGAAGTTTATAAAATGGATCAAGGTTATGTTTGGTCTGGTGTAAACTTTGAAACTTGGGTAAAAAAATAATGGCCAAGTATGTCTTTGTCAATGGTGGAACTAAGAAACAACGTGCTCTTGTAGAGGATGTTGCTTGGTGGTTCTGCGAAAAATATTTCAGTAGATTCAAGTCTTTTAATATTGATATTGATCTTGTCAACATAGAGGGTGAGGTCAATGGTTGGTGCATGCCTATAGACAGAAGAGCTTGTCATATTGAGATTGACAAAAAACAAAAGGGTGATGATTTTATTACTTGCATCCTACATGAGTTAGTTCATGTGAAACAATACTTAAAAGGTGAGTTGAAAGATATCAGTGCTCTTGAACAAAGGTGGAAGGGTGAAAGTCATATCAGTATAGACTATTATGATTTGCCTTGGGAAATAGAAGCATACCATCTACAAGAGATTTTATTAGAGGAATATAAGAATGATTAGTTTACAAGAGATGTTGGTTCTCATGGGAATCGCAACAACACCAAGTATGGCTGATGTGCCTATAATTAAACCAGATGTGTTGATAAAACAACAAGAAGAAATATCTTGCATGGCAGATAATATCTATTTTGAAGCACGAAACCAAGGGACTGCTGGTTGGAGTGCAGTTGCATCTGTTACACTCAATCGTGTAAGGGATAAACGATTTCCTAGTACAGTATGCGAGGTAGTTAAACAAGGCCCAACACGAGAATCTTGGAAACAGAATGGTGAGTTCTACCCACTAAAACACAGATGTCAATTTTCATGGTATTGTGATGGTAAAGCAGATGTGGTTTCTAAGGCTGATGAAAAACTGTATGAACAGATACGATTGTTTTCAGAAATGATTTTGACAGATGGTGTCAATCTTTTAGATATCACAGATGGTGCGACACACTATCATGCAGACTATGTATCACCAGAATGGAAAAAGACTAAAACTAAAACCACAGAGATTGGTGATCACATATTTTATAGATGGGAAAAATAACTCATGTCAGATAACGTGGTATCTCTTTCGGACTTAATAGAGCAAAGGCTTCGCAAACAACAAGAGATTGACTTCTACAAAGAGACACTTGAACAATTACAAAAAAAGATTTCTGTGTTATCCAAAGAGGTTGACATTACCACTTTGATTATTGACATGATCGAAAAAGAAAGAGTCTTGTCACTTGATGAAAAACGTGATAAAATAATGCTTTTGGATGATAAGAAAAATGATTGAGTTTGATTATAGTTTAGATTATAAAAACACTTTGTTTGAACCAAACGATTCCAGATATAGGATTGGTCGTGGGGAGCAGGGTGTTCTTTTAGTTCGTCCATACACAGATGATATTTGCAAGCACTGGAGATTTAAAACACCAAAGATTGCAGAGTTGAGTGCAAAGACAATCTATACAATGTATAATGACTACAAAGATAAATCTGATTTTGTCGGTATGGATATGTGTCGTAAGTTTTTAGAGATGGGATTTACCAGAGCAAGACGTTATGCAAATCACAAAGATGGGAATAAATATAATCCAGATGGTACTGTAAAACCACAAGAGCCTGATGCCCTCACAAGTAAGAAAGCACAGTCTGCAAAAATATTCAGATATTATAGAAACACCTTGACAAAAGACCCTGTTTATATTATAATGAGAAAAGATTGGAGAAACCATGAAAGAGTTTATACTAGTCATATCCATGTGGGGTAACGATGGTTCTACTGACCATTATATCGGCCAGATGGCACTACAGCAACCAATGACAGAAAAACAATGTCATTGGATGATAGAAAATGAACAGTGGTCTGCAAGTTTTGATAATGAACATTATTTTTTTGCAAGACACTGTTTACCGAAAGATTGTGCTGGTAAGGAGAAATGTGAGTGAATATCTTTTACCTACATGAAGATCCAGTGCAAAACGCAAAGTGGCATATTGATAAACACATAGTCAAGATGCCTATTGAGTATGCACAACTTATGTCAACTGCACATAGAATACTTGATGGTGATATGTACTGGGATAGAACTGCGAACAATCGTAGGATTAAAAGGTGGAGATTGCGTGATGAACGTGAGGACATTTTATACAAAGCATCACACGTTAATCATCCATCTGCCGTGTGGGTTCGTGAATCTATAGAGAACTATTTTCAGATGTACAAGATATACATGGCCACACTTGCAGAGTTTACACATCGTTATGAAAAAGTGCATGGTGCAAGTAGACCATCTATGTATCTAATGAGAGCACCATTAAATATACCTTTAGTAAAAGGAACAGAAATTCCACAGGCAATGCCTGACTACTGCAAAGTAGAAGGTGATCCAATCACTGCCTATCGCAACTACTATATAAATGAAAAGAAAAGATTTGCGACTTGGAAAAATAAGGAGATACCAGAATGGTTTATGACCCAGGCCCAGAGCCAAAACGATACTATGACTGGGTTTTATGGAAATTACGACAAGACCCACAGTGGAGAGAAAACTATGAATATAGTAAATCTCGCAGAAAAGAGGAAA